GCTGGTCAGCACCGGATCAGATTCGTCGGCAATCTGGAATTTGGACTTGAGCAGGTGGCTGCCGATCAGCACTTTGCCGTAAGCCAGTGGCACCGTGGCGCCAACACCGACAGAGTTTGCAGCGCCTGTGTAGGCGTAGGACTGCTGACCGTCGATGCCGGAGGTGACATTTTCTGGACCGTTGGTGCGGTTGCGGCTGCCCATCCGACCGCTCCCGCCGTACGTGTTTCCGCCATACCCACCAAGCGTTGGCACTTGAGGTTGCGGCGAGAGCGCTGAAGCTACCCCACTTAAAAGTAGGCTCGCCCCAAATGCGCCGATAATTGTGGAGGCGGCACTGCCGAGCACAAAACCACTTTGAACCGCAAAACCAACAGCCAAAGGACCTGTAGCCGCTGTTCCTGTCAAACCAGCGCCAAGTCCTAGGAATCCAGCACCAGCTCCAGCCGTGAGGATTGCAAAAGCCACCAATCCCACTCCTGCCAAAATTTGTCCGGTGCTGCCACCACCACTGCCACTAACAACTGGAACAATGACTAACTCGCGCTCGCCAAACGGCAAAAGTAAGTCTTCATATTCAAAATCAACACCGCCCTGAATAACTTGATAACCAATCCCGTTTTCTTCTGATGTCAACAAATAATCTTTGAACTCCGGCATGTTGATGCACAGAAGTTTGATCGCGTCAGCGCCGTTTCGCAGGTTGTAGTAGGTGTGCTCAGCGCCGAAGCGTTCGCCCAACTCACCCATCAGGCAGACCCGCTGCATATCGGTAGACCGCAGCAATGCTCCTTACATAGTAGCTGGATAGCCACTCCACACCACTACGTCGGTCGCGCATGTGGTGCAAAATCCGCCATGGCTCCACGAAGATCGCCGCGTGCATCGGTTCGATGGTGCCCAGCTTCATGATCGCCACGTCGCCCGGCTTGCGCTGCTCAAATGCCACCCGCTTGAACCCCAGCGCTTCGGCTTCCCGCAAGTAAATGCTGGGCGTGGTCTCCAGATCATCCGGTCTGGCATAGTCCGCCAGCTCCACGCCCTGCAGCCTGAAGTAATCCCGCACCATCGTGTAGCAGTCACGCCCTTCGTCGTTCCACTCCAGATCGATCAGGGATTGATAGTCAGCCATTGATCCTCCGGCAGGCAGTAGATCAGCCACGGCACCCCGCTTTGCAGGCAGGCACGCTGATCCAGTTCGCTGGCAGGTCCGCCCTTCGGGTGGCTGTGGACAATCGCAAGGATCTCGCCGTTGACTGACGCCCGATAGTAATCACGCGGGTGCATGACGAAGTGTTTTTCCGGTTCCTCGCAAACATTGCGGCAAGGCCAGTACATCTGACCAGTGGCGGCTTGGATCACCACACCGCAGGCTTCGTATGGCGCGGCGGATCTGGCGTGGCGCTCGGCCTCAGATTTGGATTCGGGAGCCAGGGTAACCACCATGCGGATAGTCGGAAATGCCTTGGGATTGGAAACGGATCCTGCAGCTATTGAACCGCTTGCCGCAAACATCAGAAGTGCTGACGCCTACAGCATTGTCGTTCACGTCAAAATAGCTGCTGCCGGTGTAGCCACACTCAGGACCGCGATAGACCCACGGGCAGTAGTCCTGCACTTGCCGGCCAGGGAGCTGCAGGTTGGTCAGGTCTAGTTTGCTGACCAGTTCAAATTCAACAAGCTGGATATTTTCCTTTGATACACGGTCGATGTACCAGACCTGATCCTCGAACTTGGCGGTCGGATCAGCAGTCGGGTTGACGCCACCAGGGAAGTTGATCGCATCCAGAAATTTCTTGCAGGTGCGGATGCGCGTGACCTTGGCCTGCAGTGGGTTGTAGGTCAGCAGCAAGGATGAGATGGCGCCAGTGACGTTTGCAATCCGCATGGTGGGACGCGGCAACGTACCTTTTGAAGTCAGCTCAAAACCATCTACTTCGATTGGTGCGGCGCTGTAGGTGATGCCTTGAAACACCACGTTGCCAGTCAGGGCGTTGGTGCCAGCGTGGTAGTAAAAGGTGGTGTCAATCCCGTTAACCGCCAACGTGAGCCGCAGTTGGAACAGCTCGATAATGGCTGATGGATCCAGCTTTTGGATCTCGGTTTGGATTGATGTTGGTGTCGTCATGCCTCAAACACCTGACGGAAGGTAGCTGTGATGTTGTTGAAGTTGCAGCTCACCTGACTTGTCTGCCATTCACTGCAGATCCATTTACCGGCATAGCCATTCGGGTCGGTCCAATCGAAAGACTCGACTGCACCACGGGCACGTAGGAAGGACAGGATATTATCCCGCTCGGCATCTGTGCGATTGCTAAATTGAAGCGACCAGTTCTTCGGTTGCGTGTTGATGCCAAATGCAACGCGCTGTTCGTAGCCATCGCCAAACTGGATCCGCTGAACGTTTGGCCGTTCCTCAAGGTCAGCCGTAAAACTTGGCGTATAAGTGAAAGTAGCCATCAGGCGAGCAAGCCTCCAGGGCGACGCTGCTTGATCAATTCTGCCTGCACTGCAGCACCAACGGCCTTGCCAAGCTGGCCAGCCTGATTGTTGTTGCCTTGTACGTTTGAGCCGCCTGCATCCACGTTCACCACCACGCTCACACCGCCGCCACCGTTAGTGGCTTGCACACCGAGGCGGCCATCACGGCCGCGACGCAGCGGCATGATCGCCTCAGGTCCGGCCTCACCCATCAGGCCGATGCCCTTGGCGAAGGGGAACATCGTCGGCTTATCGACGATGCCGCCACGGGCGAACTTTTGGATGCCGTTCTGGGCGTAGACATTGCCCATTGCATTAACACCGAAGCCGACGGTCTTGCTCAGCGAGCTGGCCACGCCAAGCAATCCACCGCCACCACCACCTGAAAACAGGCTTTGGAGAGATCGCAGCAGAGGGGCAATGATCAACATTCGAGTAACCATGCGTGTAGTTTCCTCAATGATTGATTGCGCAAATTGCTGGAAGTTGAAAGTGCCGGTGGTGGTTAAAGAGACGATCGCATCTTCCAAACCCTTGAAGGCGGTCTGAGTGACATTGCTCAGGTTGGCGCCCAGTGTCCCGATGCTTTCAATGTAGGAACCGAGGCCAGCGCGGAAGTCCTCCATCGCTGAGGTTGTTTTCGTTACTGATGTGTAAAACAGTTCTCCGCTCATGCCGGCCTCGAAGCCGACGCCCTTCAGTTCCTTAAATTTCTCGATGAGCGCATTGGTTTCTTGAACTTGCAGCTTCTGAATATCAACCGATCTGGTGCGTTGGATGTTGGCTTGCTGTTCGCCACTCAGTGCCTCGCGCAATGCTTTATCAGCATTGGCAATCACCACGCGGCGCTTTTCAGCATATTCCAGTTGGATCTTGCGCATAGGATTCATTTCCCTTTCAATCTGTAGCTCAGCGCGTGATTGCTGCAGTGCATTGCGGGAATCAATCAGTGCTTCACGCCGACGCTTGGCTTCATCGTCTGCCTTCTTCTTCCCACCGTCGCCAGTGCGCAAGCCACTCAGGTCCGGCGTTGTGCCGGGTGGAGGTGTCGGAATGTTTGGCATGGTGAGCGCGCCAGAGATGCCCGTGCCGATCTTCTTCATCAGATCATCGATCAGCGTGCCGAGACTTACAGCCAACCCCAGACCGACAGCGCCGCCGCCAATCACACCAAGCGCCTTCGCCTGCGCAGGTCCAGGAGTCTGCAGGCCAGTGATCAAACTAAGCACCGCGGCGCGTGCTGTTTGCACTGCAAGTGTTGCCCGCTCGATGCTAAGCATTCCAAGCATCACCACGCGCAGCCCCTTCATTGCGTTGGTAAAAGTCGTGATATTGGTTGCAATAAAAACGCCAGCGGTCACACCGCCGAGTACCACCATCGTCTTGATCAATCCAGCCGCCACCTGCTGGAGTCCTGCTGCGCCGCCGATCGCTTTGTAGAACTCGCCCGCAAGATTGCCGACAAAGGTGATCGCCTGCGTGAGCACGCTCACCAACCCACTCATCACCGGCAGCAACGCTGAACCAATCTGCACGGTTAGCACAGTGGTCTGTGCCTTCATGATCCCGAGCTGGTCGTTGAAAGCATCAGCCTTGTCGGCAAAGTCGGGACCAATGCCGAGACCGAAGCGCTGGATCTCCTTGCTGCCGAGGTTCAGGATTGGGATCAGTTCGGCGCCAGCTTTGCCGAAGATCTTGATCGCCAGTGCTGCCTTCTCCGGTCCATCACGCAACTGAGCAAAGCGATCGGCTACATCAAGAAACACCTTGTCGGCTTTGCGCAGGGTGCCATCGGCC